CTCATACTGGCTGAATGACTCTTCTCAAATCGCGCCTACATTCTCTAGATGTGCCCACTGCTAAATTTGTCAAGCATGAGGAACTTGATGAGCAGATTCAGATTCGTAGAAGACGGGGGATTCTTCCTATCGTTAGTACGGGATCGAATGCTAATCAAATAATCATGCGACACGCCTTCGTCTTCTCATACCCAGGGCAAGAGATACTAACAACCTCACCAATGCTCGCTGATCTGATAAATAAAACAAAGAAAGTATCTCGAGCCCAGATCGGCGATATGTTGAGGGAAATATTTATGAGAGATGGCACGATTCAGATTGGTTCAGAGTTCAGACAAGCCGAATATAAAGTGAGAGAGGATATAGACTGTCAGTTGTATACCATGGAAGAAGATTTCATGATAGACGATTTGATTGTTGGAGAGCAGATCAGACTGAAGTACCCTATAGTGGATGTGCCTAGTGATACAATCAGAGATGAAATTGTTGAAGATTTTGTCCATGTTAAGCAAGACAAGGTACTGGGATTGGCTCGAATTCGGAACATCACACTAAAGGGTGGAAAGGAAGCAGTACTGAATAATCTGAGAGAACCAAACCTATTCAGAATATCGAGCAGACAAATCGATGAGTCGATCATCAGTAGTTCTAGTCCATACGATAGGCCGATTCAATTGTATCGTGGTGGTCAACTTAAACTACTCTGGAGCACACAACCCGAGATACTTCACGCTCAGCCTAACTTGATCATATATGTAGGTGGAGCACCAGGTGATTGGGTTAACCATTATGCTAAGGCTAACGCTAAAGTTAAATGGATTTGTGTTGACCGTCAGATCCCTAAGTATCCATGTCAGCATGTGAACGACTATGTTACACTGGACAACATCCCTGCACTTCTATCTAAGATTGATGATTCAAATCGAGTCATGGTCATCTGGGATGTGAGAAAGTTGAGACCTGTAGGGATGAGCCGAGAGCAGTGGAACGAAGTTGTTTCTGGTGAGTACGATCTTGCGAAGGCCTTTCTCGATGCCTGTATCGTCAAATTTGGTAAAGTATTCTGTCATGTAAAACTCAGACCAGAATATCAGAAGCGCCAGACTAGATACATTGCAGGTACCAGCATTAAACTCCAAGCTTTCAACAGGTTAGATTCTCATGAGACGAGATGTGTCGGTTGGATAAGTGAAGTCAAGGATGCACTAATACCTACGGAGAAATACATCGAGTTAGTTGATCATACTTACAATAGGAGAAGAGATCTAAATTACTCATTAGATCTGAGAGTCATTTCTATGAGGCTGCAGGAGGCGGTTTCAAAGAAAGTCTCAGCGAATGAATTTCTCCAAGTGCCAAGTGATCAGATGGTAGCATTGTTCAGTCTGTCAAACGAGATTAATCTGAGTAATAAAGAAGAGATTTTTAAGAAAATATCTCAAGGATCAGTTGTAACGTTGGAGTATGGAGGACTAGAACGGCAGGGTGAGACCTTTGGTACGATTGTTGATGGGAGAGAATATCGTGATTTCTCAGTAGATATATTGGATGACGTCACTCGGCATGACTGTACACTACAACCATTATGGCATATGTTTGCTGTTTCTCAGATGGATTATGTCGGGGACTCTTTGTACAGTGTAGTTTTAGCCACCCGCCCGAGACATACGTACGAACAAGAGACGTCTGTCACTACGGAGATGGTGAAAGCCGTGTCAAATCACCTTAAACTCAACTACTTTCCGGATGACCAAGACAGAGTATACACTGTTAGAAAAGAGGTCATTGATGTATACTCTAAGGAATATGGGATTGTTGGTATTGGCTGGAGAGGAGATTACAGACTGTTGGATGACAAATTTAAGGAAAAGAGGTCTGTTTCCGGTCATCTACTATACGTGCTTGTCGGTGCATGCCTTTATCCTATGGGAGTGCGTAAGTATGTACAGGTGGTAATCAATAACTCACAAAACATGTCCATAGGAACTGAGTTGAAAAATCTGACTGAGGAAAGAAACAGGTGGCACTACATATTAGACTACATTCTTGCTACGTACGCTGCAGAGAAATTACTGGCTGAAATGGTATCAGGATTGACCAACCCTTGGAACGTTGATAGATGTTATCGAGCTATTAAAATAGTAAGAGAGCAGCTTGAGGCGTACTTAGAGTGTCCTTCTAGCGTACCTGTCATCCTCATTCCTGCGATGGGAGGGAAGTCCAGTCTATCAAGTAAATTTGACTATTTGCACGACATAGACATATGGTACGAAAAGACTGGATTCTTTGCAAAGAGGGAGGCAGGTATGACTGAGCAGGAACAAGAGGACGCTTACAACGTTGTACTTGATACCATCCTGCTGGATTGGCGATCGATGAGAGCGAAAGATGTTTTGCTATGCCATACTGTGTCGCAAGCAGAGCACCTAAAGGCCAGAGTCCTTGGAGGTTTCATCCCTAGTAAGAGATTGCAGCGCATCGTCATACAAAAGGAGAAACCAATTCCATTGAGATTAATGGTATCGAAGATGAACATACGAGATATTTCGGAAGTACCTCATACTGTCTACGACTCTTTCCCAAGATTAGAAGAACTTGTCATTGAAGCTGCAAGGCAGGCCATATGCAAGAGTTAGAGCGTTCAGTGTAGCAGGCGGGTATGGTCCTTAC